GTGTCAGGGATCGGACGAGACTTCGCCTATCCGCGCTCCGTAGTTCTGCACCTGCGCACAGAGCCGACCGACGACGACCTGCGAGCCATCCATGATGGTCTGCGCTCTCTCGCCGCCGCGCCCGGCAAGGAGGTAGGTCATGAGTGAGGTGAAGCGGTATCACTTCGAGTCGTTCATCGACAGCTACTACAAGCACCGTCAATTCGTCCTAGCCTCCGACTACGACGCCCTCGCCGCCGAGGCCCAGGCGCTCAGGGATGAGCGAGACAGCCAGCAGCGCGTCGCCATCAAGGCGATGGAAGAACTGGCAGCCCTGCGCGCAAGGGTGGTGGTTGCGCCGGAGCGGAAGCTCCTGAATGCCGGCGTCCCAGGGCTGAATCGTAATAGCGGATGGAACGCCTGCCTCGACGAACTGGCGCGCCTCAACGGCCTGACGGTCAGCGAGGGGATGTTACGGGGCATGGCCGCATTCGCACAGGAGATCATCAGCGGAGCCCTGGAGGGCGGCAGCTTCGATGGGGCAGACATCCAGGAAAGTGCAGAACGCCATGGGTTGATCGCCAAGCAGGTGATGAACGAGCCATGCCGCGGCCCAGAAGAGTACTGCGCATGCGCCTGGTCTACCTCTTTCCCGACTGAATGCTACCGGATAACGGCAGACCTTCGCGTCCTGCTCAACCAGGGCAAGGAGAACGGCGACCATGCTGCATGAGCCGGAGGAGTACCAATTGTTCGGTCTATGGATGCTCGTCTTCATGGCCATCGGCTGGTTCGGTGGCTGGATACGCGCCCATTACACCGTAGCCGAAGAATGCCGGAAGCTCGGCAAGTTCTACGTCGGCAAGACCGTTTTCGAGTGCAAGGCGATCACCGAGGAAGACAAGGAGAACGGCAATGGCTGAAGAACTGAGACCGCTGGCCTGGGCAACTATCTACAGCAGCCCTGGCAAAGAAGATATCGTCGAGATCGGAGATGCAAACCCAGTGCAGGAGCGCATGGCCGATAGCTTGGGGTTGCAGCACCGGAGAGTCCAGCTTGTAGAGATCCCCGCAGGGCATGTGTTGGTAAGCGAGGGGCTGTTGCGACGCTTGCTCGACAGCGATGGTATCGACGGCATATTCGATGCGCAGCAAAACTACGCAGCGCATCAAGAACTCCGCGCCCTGCTGAGCAAGCAGGCATAGCCACCCATCGCCAACCACTGTACGCATATACAGCAATTCGGATAATGGGATACCCACTACCCGGATTGCATATGCGAACGAAACCCTTCCGCCCGCCGCGCCGGCATGAGATCGCCGGCCTTCGCTACTACCGCACTGCCTCGGCCTACAACTGGCTCGGCGTAGCTATGGCCCATCCGACCCGCGCCATTGAGCTTCTGATGGAGCAGTGCGAGCCGGACGTGCTCTCGCCGATGTTCAACATCGAGATCGACGCGATCCTGCGCCAGGCCGACGAGTACGCGAAAACCGGCCAGGTGCTCGAGCGCGAGCAACTGCGCGAAATGCTCATGCACCTGATCTCGAAGGCCGCGGGCGACTGATCCGGAGCCCCAATGAAGAAAGCTCTCTCCCGCATGGCGGCAGTAGCCGTCATCGGCGCCAGCCTGGTCGCGCTACACGCAGTGATCGAGCTAGCGCCAGCATTCGCAGCCCTGCAATGGGGCTGCTCGTTCTAACCGCACGACAGCCGAATAGGCTGCCAGTCCCCGATAACCATTTTCCCTACCAGCGCCAGCAGGACGGGGAGGTATTGCCAATGGAAACCGCAAAGAAGATCGAGCACCCGGTCGACCGCGTAATGGAGCCGGTAATGGCTAGCCTGATCGGCTGCTCCCCGAAGTCTCTGGAACACCAGCGCTACCAGGGCCTGATCCCGCCCTGGGTCTGGGCGAAAGAGAACGGCCGAATCTACTACTACATTTCGAGGTACAACGAATGGGCAGAAAGCCGCGCACCCTGCCGACCGGTATTGAAGTCGTCCAAGGGAAGTACGTCCGCATCCGGTTCACCTGGAACACCAGACGCTGCGAGACGCTTGCATATCCCCCGACAGCGAAAGGGATCGCCGAGGCCGATCGTCTCAGAACTCAGGTAGTCCAATTGATCAAGCTGGGGGTGATGACCGAAGAGAAGTACGCGGAACTCTTCCCCGATTCTTCTTACGTCAAAAGCGCGTCGATTCCAACCTTCGGCGAGTACGCCCAAATCTGGCTCGACAGCAGGGAAATCGTCGAGACAACACGCAGCAACTACAAGGGCACACTCAACCGCTACTGGATGCCATATCTCGCCGAGGCGAGGATTGATCTGGTGTCGGCAGCCGATGTTCGCCGAGTTGTCGCCAATACCGAATGGAGTTCCGCTGGTGTGCGCCGTAACGCTGTCGACAAGCTGTCGAGCATCTTCAAATCGGCGCTGTCGGACGGTTTGATCAATCGCAATCCTTGCGCATCGATTGCTCGGCCTCGTCTCGCGAAAAAGCAGGTAGACCCATACGAGCGCGATGACGCCGAGCGGATCATCGGGTACCTCTACGAAACCTGTCGCGGGCTCACCGAAATCTATGCTGCATGGTTCGAATTTGCTTTTTTCACGGGGATGCGGCCGGCAGAACAGGCGGCGCTGAGATGGGCTGATATTGACATGGGCAAGCAAACTGCCCATGTGTGGCGGGGTCGGGTGAAGGGCAAGGTCTTTGAGCGCGTGAAGACCAAGGAAGAGCGGACGGTGCTGTTGAACAGCAGGGCAATGCATGCGCTCAGGGTCGCCGAGCGACTGACGAAGCTGCGTAGCGAGTATGTATTTGCGCCAGCAGACGGAGATTCCTACATCAAGTCCGACAGCACAACGAGAGACTATCTGCTCAAGGCCCTGGTGAAGCTCAAGATCAGGCGCCGCCGGCAGTACGACACTCGGCACACCTACGCGACCATGTGCCTAATGGCGGGGATGAATCCGGCGTTCATTGCGAATCAGCTCGGTCATAGCGTACAAATGCTACTGTCCACCTATGCGAAGTGGATGAACTCTGATGCCGACAGAGCCGAGCTCGATAAGCTTGATCGGTTCGCGATTGGTACAAAAGTGGTACACAAGGCATAG